GTGTTTTGCCAGATGACTCACCCAAGTACATGAAATCCCTGATTTTTTTAACACCACAAAACGACAGAAATTCATTAGTGCTTTACATACGAGGGGCAAGGAAAGAGGGGAAAAGATGAACTGGAACTTAATTTTGACTGTAGTAGGATTATTTACTACTCTTATATTATTCGCACCTATCTTCATCGTCTACGCCCTCGCTTATCAAAAAGCGAGAATGACCGCAGAGATGGAAGCAATAGAAAAACATAAGAAGTTATTTAACAAAAAAGATGACGATATTGACTGGACACAAATTTTCGAAGGAGAGACAAAATGAGCGACACACAGACGGCTGAAGAATTAGATGGTCGTGGGCTTCAAGAAGTCCGCATGATTACTGATGCCATGCGTGAACACCAAAATCAGATTTCTGATCTAGGTAAGCGCCGTAAGCAGTTGATTCTCCGCCTTCGTAAGCAGCGAATTACCTACAAAGAGATTGCAAAGGCTATGGGAGTATCAGAGCAGTTGATTTACAAAATCATCCGCCACGATATTGACCGCACCCCTGAGTACGATAAAGACGGCAAAGTTATTCGTCATCGCGGGAGACCAGCGCTTACCCCTGAAGAAAAATTAGCCAAAGAAAAGAAAAAACTAGAGGCACTTATCGAAAAGAATTCTTAGTCTTTACTTAGAAAAGGTTAGGTAAAGGTTAATGAAAGCCAATATCCAGACGGGAAACATTCAAAGTGTGGCAATCAGTTCACTTACCGTTTACCCCACTAATCCCAGACGAGGAGATGTAGATGCCATTGCGCTATCGCTTACTGCTCATGGTCAATATCGCCCTATCGTGGTTCAAGCGAGTACCAAGCATGTTCTCGCAGGTAATCACACACTCAAAGCGGCTAAGAAACTGGGTTGGAAAAAGATAAAAGCAGTTCTCGTTGATGTAGATGATGACACAGCAAAGAAAATAGTTTTAGCAGATAACCGTTTAACCGACCTCGCTGGATATAACGAGCCACTTCTTAAAAGCCTATTGCAAGCGCTCCCTGAGTTGGACGGCACAGGATTTACTGCATCTGAGGTTGAGACTTTAGATCGCCTTATCTCTGGAGACCAAAAAGAATCCGTGGGCGGCAACACTCTTAAAGATGACCCAGAGGTAAAGATCGCCGCATGGAAATTTAGCATTGAGCAAGAAGCCTATGATGCGTGGAAAGAGCAACTTTACGATGAGTTCGGAAAGACTAAGAGCAAAGCAAACGCTGGCATCAAAGAGCGCTTAGGATTCCCAGAGCGCATTATGGAAAAGCCAGAACGGATTGAGGAGCGCTCGGAGAGTTCACCCGAGGATGTTGAAACCGTATCGGTAAATGAAATCCAGACACATCCGCTGAATCCGCGGGAAGGTGACATTGGGGCAATCATTGAGTCCCTTTCAACTATGGGGCAATACCGACCGATCGTGGTCAATCGCCCTACGAAGCATTGCGTTTCGGGAAACCACACACTTCAAGCAGCAGTTCAATTAGGTTGGGAGAAGATAGCCGTCCATTGGATTGAGGTGGATGACATTGAAGAAATCAAGATTCTTATTGTGGATAACCGCACCTCAGACCTTGCCACCTATGATTCCCAAGAACTTAATAAGTTACTGACCAGTACGAGTATAAAGGGAACGGGCTTTTCCAGGGAAGAAGTAGCCGAGATTCTTTCAGGGGGAAAGACTAAACCTGGACACAGCCCGATTGGTCGAACCAACATTCGGGTAGGCACACACTCGATGCGAGTTCACACCGAAGATTTGAACACATGGGCTAACACGATCTATGGTTGGACAGACATAGCAGAGTTATTACAGTTACCGCTTGAGGCGTGTAGCGAGGAGGAGCGATGAACGATATATGTCCTAAATGTGAGATTAAGGTCAAATGGATGCACAAAATGTGCGGGAAAGATTTGATTCGAGAGTGTCGCGTGTGTAAACACAAAGAACACATGAAGATTTAACTGAGGTAGAATAATAAGATGGAAAAACAAGTGGGCAAGTTCTGGTTCTCATGGGGGCGCAAGTGTGGATTCGGCATAGGCTTTGAGTTCAGCCGTTATGGATGGGGCTTAGATTTAGGATTTTGGTACATAGGGCAGGAGTTTTAATGGCGAGCGCAGTTGTAAAGAAAGAGCCAGCCAAGCCAGTAAAAACTGCTGGGCGTAAGACAGCGCTGCTTCAGGCTGATCTTGAGCAGACACTTTTAGATTACATCCGAATTGGAACACCTGTTCGAGTAGCAGTTGCATCGGCAGGGGTATCAAACCAAACATTTTACTCATGGATAAATCGTGGGATGGCAGAGCGCGAGAGATTGAAGTTGGTCGAAGGTGCAAAAAACAATCCATCTGAGGTTATATTTCTTGAATTTCTTGACAAAGTTGAACGGGCGAAAGCAGAGGCGATCACTAAAAAAGTTGCAGTCATAGCAAAGAGCGGTAATGATGGTGACTGGAGAGCAGCGGCTTGGTGGTTGGAGCGACAGATGCCAGAGGAGTTCGGAAAGACTGATAGGGTCGAAATTGGTGGAACCAATGGGGAAGCGATTAAGATACAGGTTGAAATAGGCGACCTTGAAAACAAGATTGCGAAAGTCTTAGCGATACGAAAGAAGTAAACCATGGGTGATCGGCTCGTAGACCTTGTTCTCAATGCCACGCCCGAAGAACGCGCAAAGATTTACCTATCCCTTAATGATGATGAAAAGTACGCGTTGTCGGTCATCTTGGATGCTGAGATAACTAACCCTTGGGCAAGATATGAGAATGACCCAGTTGGCTTTGTCGAAGAAGGATTGGGCGAAACGCTTTGGTCCAAACAGCGCGAGATTCTGGAATCTATCCGAGACAATAAGAGAACTACAGTTCCCGCTTGCCACGCTCCAGGTAAATCTCACTTAGCCGCTAGAGCCGTTGCCTGGTGGATTTCAGTTCACCCGCCTGGTACTGCTATCGCTATCACCACAGCGACAACTTTTAAGCAGGTGCGAAACATTATGTGGGCGCAGATTCGCCGAGTTCACATGGCTCACAATCTGCCAGGAGAAATCCTCACGACCGAATGGAAAATGGATGACACGGTAGTCGCCTACGGTTTCCGTCCAGCCGATAACAATGAAGCCGCAGTTCAAGGTATCCACGCGCCTCACCTGCTGGTAGTAGTGGATGAGGCTGGAGGTTTATCGGACAAGATTGGCTCAGCCCTTGAAGCCCTGATGACGGGTGGACACACACGGCTCCTCGTTTTAGGTAACCCGCCTACAGATCAAGAACAGACATGGTTCGAGCGTATCTGCAATTCGCCTATTTATGAGTCCATCCCTATCGGGGCTTATGACACCCCTAATTTTACGGGTGAGGAGACTGGTCAATGCCGCAGTTGCCCAGCCCATGTAGAGGCTCACACGGTCGCTACGCACCTAGTAGATCAGAGTTGGGTGGACGATGTAATCAGCGAATTCGGAGAGGATTCTCCATTTGTTGAAGCCCGTGTTAATGCACGATTCCCACAAACGGGAACAGGAAAGGTCATTCCCTACCATTGGGCAGAGTTATCTACCAGCAACGAAGATTATCTCGAATCAGCAGTTATTCGCCTCGGAGTGGATATTGCATCCGATGGCGGAGATGAATTCGTAATCGCAAAGGCAGACGGATACAAAGTTTCATTGGTGCATCGCTCATCTGGTAAGGCTAATGCGAACGCCGTGGATGTCGCTGGTGTGGTTATCGCTGAGATTGAGAGAGCAGTTGCCGAGCATAAAACTAGAAATGTTAGCGATATGGTGCGTGTCAAGATTGACACGATTGGTGTGGGCTGGGGAGTTGTTTCGTTACTCGATCGCTGGGTCAAAGAGCGAGGGTTACGGGCAATCGTGGTTGGTGTCAATGTTGCAGAGAGACCTAAAGACCAAGCCAAGTTTAAGAATCAACGCGCCGAGATGTGGTGGAATACCCGCGCAATGTTGCAACCAAAAGATGAGAAGCAAGAAATTCGCCTGGATGTAGATAGACCCGTTCTGGCTCAGTTGGCTGGACCTACATTCAAATCCGATTCTTCAGGTCGCATACAGATTGAATCAAAGGTTGATATGAAAAAGCGCGGAGTTCATTCTCCAGACCGCGCTGAAGCAATCCTTTTAGCACTTTATGAGAACAAAACCGTACACGCACCGATCTCGCCTTTATCTTTTACCCAGTCGAATCCGTGGACGGTCTAGCGCTCGCAGCCATCATCTGACGAGCCATGCTCCTCGCAGTAGTAATACATTTTATGCTCTGGAATCTTGCAATGTGGGCAAGACTTTTCTTCATTGACCACAATGATCTGGGCATCGGTATATTCCTCATCGCAATTTAAGCAACACGCTAGGCGATCGTTCCAATTCTTGAGCCAGAGTTCTCGGCGCTTACGCCGTATCTCGTCCAAGACACTCATGGGAGGACCGATTCTGCCTGGATGTCAAAGACGGTTTCATACAATACGCGACCACTTTCCCAGTCAGCCCAGTTGCCATCTGATTTGATTTCAATGGCATCGCCAAAGATTTTCTTGGCGTGAATGAGGCTGGCAGTTACCGCTGCATCGTAAGGTGCGCGACCAGTCTTGCAGAAGTCAAAGCCCTCATCGTCAATGGTGATTCCAAATGTCTCGACACCGAGATTTCCTGCGCCATTAAAGGCAACAACATTGTCTGAAAGTTCTGGAGCATCCTCGCCGATTCCGTTACCTAGCGGGATTCCCGCCTCGATCGCAGTTTCAACAATGACCTTCACGCCCTCAGCCCAGGTGATGAATTGCTCTCGGGTGAGTTCGTCCTTGATTGTCCAATAATGTGTGTATCCCATTTATGCACTCTCCTTTTGCAAATTGGTCGAAAAGTTCCACTCAAGTTTTCTTTCATGTTCCTGGATGTGTCTATCGGATGCCTTGCAAGCCTTACCGAAAACCAAGAAATTACCGCGCTTGCCGCAATTACAAATCCAACGGAAGTATTCAATTTCAAATGTTAGAGCCATTTTATTTCCTCTCCTTAGTGTGTGTGACTTGCTTCTTTTGGCTTGCCATCCCATAACTGCGCGTGGGAGAAAGAGTTCAAAGTTACATAGTAACCTTCCTCATCCTTCCAAGTGAA